CTTGGGGATTGGTCACTGAAGATGAAATCTGGATTGCAGGTCGTAAGCATATTACATATGATGTTGGTGGTGTAACTCAACTTGATTATCTTAATTTGTATAAGAAGTTTACTTACAAAGCACAAGAATCATATCGCTTGGATCATATTGCAAATGTAGAACTTGGACAAAAGAAATTAGATCACTCTGAGTTTAATACATTCAAAGACTTCTATACTCAGGGATGGCAGAAGTTTGTAGAATATAACATCATTGACGTAGAACTTGTTGACCGTCTGGAAGACAAGATGAAGTTGATTGAATTAGCAATCGTTATGGCTTATGATGCTAAAGCAAACTATGCTGATGTGTTCTCACAGGTTCGTATGTGGGATACAATCATCTACAATTATCTCAAGAAGAGGAATATTGTGATTCCTCCAAAGGAGAGATCTGATAAAACTGAAAAATACGCAGGTGCTTATGTTAAAGAACCGATACCTGGAAAGTATGATTGGGTGGTGTCTTTTGACCTCAACAGTCTGTATCC